CGAAGCCATAGAACCCCAATCCAGGGGTAAACTTGTAATGCACAAAGTAAGGCCGCTTGCGGCGTAGCATATCGTCCATTGCGTAGTTGCGACGGATAGAAAGGATCTGCCCAGAGCTTTCGTCAATCGTAACAATGTACGGAAGACGAATGCCAGTCGGCTCACCAGTCTCTTGGTTGATGTCCTCAAAGCCTTCAATGTCCAGATCAGCGTGGATCTCAAGGATCGTCAGCACATCTTCGCTATAGTTCTTAGATAAACCCTCAAGCTCGTTTACCTTCTGGCGAACAGGATTCTCTTCAAGATTGTCCGAGGTCTGTAAGTCAACGTCACGGTACATGCCCGAGACCTGCAACTTACGCACTTCGTTCTCATCCATACGCAAAACATGCGTAACCCGATTGGCCGTGGTCAGATCAGACGCGGAATAAGGTACAACCAGATCCTGCGCAGGAATAAACTTAGCAACAGCCCGCTGCCGAGTAGCGTCGAAGTAAACTTTCTTGAATGTCGATCCACTTAACGGGAGATAATACAGAAGCTGGTCCATATCTGGATCATACTCTTCCATAACTTCCGTGATCTGGTAGTTCATAAAGTCTTTTACGCGAGTAGCCTGCGCTTCCCGCTCTGGGGTCTTGGCCCCCAACACGCCAGTCTTAACTGGGCCGCCCGAAGGCAGTAGCTCTTTGTACGCTTGAGCCTGAAACTGTGTAACACTTTCCGCAACCAACGGGTGAGTAAGTCCAGACGCGCCCTCAAACGGAGTAGACCGTTCGTCCATCTTAATGCCAAGCAGGTCAAGCCCCTTGACATACGCCTCTTCCCACTCGGACCGTGACTCTAGGTCATCCTCGTATAAACCCCGTAATTCGCTGGATAACGCGCCTAAATCGCCCTCATCCATGAACTCTGCTAGGTTAGCGTCAAACGGAATCAACTCCTCTTGAGCCATCATCTCTTCTTGGAAGTTCATGGGCTGGACAGTCGCGCCCCCCATGCCATCCTCTATAACTTCAGCCCCGCCTGGAAACTCCATCGGTGCATCAATTGCAACTTCTACGTCGGGAAGACCCGCTGTGTCATCCAGGTCAAGCCCCGGAACAACCATGTTAGGTGGTAATGCCATTAGTAATACTCCCGTTTACGGGGCCTCCATTCGTCTTCGTGGTCGTCTTCTCCAGTCAGAGAGATAAAACCACCCCTACGAAAACGCATAAGTGCCAACGTCATACTATCACAGAAGTCATCGTTGTCACCATTAGGAAACGAAACTACTTCCTCAATCACGTCATCAGCGAACTTCTTGTCTTCCGGTGCCCATACCATACCCGCTTCGAACAACGGCGCAACCATGTGCATCCTCGTTACCTTATCACTTCCTTTGCCCGGTGAGAAGCCCAATGCTGGTATACCGCGCAACCGTAACTCGTCAATGAGCGGTGTACCCGTCGCTTTCGCCTCCACCAACACCATATCCGGCTCCCAATACTCGTACTCCTCAAAGGCAACCTCCTTTAATTCAGGGAAATTCCACCTGCCACGGCGCGCATCCATCAAAATAACGTGGTCCGCGCCCCCTTCTTCAGGCTGAAACACCCCCCAAGTCGTGATTGCAGAGTAGTCAGCCGTCTGCTTCTTGGAAAACGCCGTGTCATACGCCTGAAGTATGTACTTCAACGGCGGAATCGTAGGACGGTCCCACGTTTGCCACCATTCGCGCTTGATTATCGCTGATTCGGAGGCCGTGGGCTGCTGTTGCCACTGCGCGTTCCACTTACTAGCAGGCAAAGACGCCTTGATCGACAATAATGCGTCTTTATCCCAGAACTCCGGCCAAAGTGGCTTGTCACTGGGCAAAATTGCAGGAAATTCCACCACATCCCACTTGTCAGACATGACATCACTGCCCTGCTGGGCCAATAATCGCCCTGTCAAGTCTTTTTTTCCCCACCTTGTCATAACAATGATGATCGAGCCGCCAGGTTGGAGACGCTGACGGGGACCAGAGGTGTACCACTCGTATGCGTGGTCGAATGCAGTCTCGCTTAACGCATCTTGTTCCGAATGAGGGTCGTCAATGACCAGCAAGTCAGCACCACGGCCCGTAATCGCAGCCCCAACACCCGCCGCAAAGTACTCCGCGCCCTTGTCAGTGCCCCATTTACCCGCGCCCTTGTTGTCGTCTTTAAGGTTTGTCTCAGGGAAGATAGTTTTGTACTCAGGGTCATCAATTAAGTCCCTCACTTTGCGTCCAAACCGTACCGCAAGCTCCGTATTGTGTGTAGCTTGGATGATTTTTAGCTTTGGGTTCCTGCCCAGAAACCAAGCAGGCATCAAGTAACTTGCAAACTCAGACTTAGAGTGCCGAGGAGGCATGTTGATAATCAAACGCTTGAGCTCTCCGCGGGCCACGGCCTCAAGTTTTTCAGCAATCACACGGTGGTGCTGGCCCTCGATGAAGTTGTCATACACATGATGAACAAACGGCATGAAGTTGTCGTGAGCCTTCTCACGCAAGTCCATGTTCTTTCGAGCCTCAGTTAAGGCTAGTATTTCTTTTAAGGCTTCCTCTGGTAGAGCTTGTAAGTTCACTACCTTAGAAGATCCATGATCCCACCAACAGGGCCGCCTCGGTTGAAGTTATTCTGATTGGTGCCTTGGATGAAATTGCCGCCGGTCCCAGAGTTAATCGGAGCGTATGGCTGTAAGTTAGGCTGTCCAAGGACCGCGGGCTGAGAAAAGTCCGTAAGTGGAACGCTGGGGTTCGGCGTAACGTAACTCGGTAATCCAAGGTAGCCGCTGTTTGTATCGTCCATAGGTACACAGGAGTTGGTCTCAGGATCCATTATGAAACCCTCGGGGCAAGGATCGGTTACTTCCTTTACAGAGGTGCCGCCGCCGCCGCCAGTATACGCGAAAGGGTCAATGCCCGATACTGTTGCAACCGGGTCGTCGTTACCGTCGTCATAGGTGGGGAACCCAGCCTCACGAGTGGCTTTCGTTTTGGCAACATACGCAGCGGCATCTGCCTCGCTGTAGCCCGCTAGTATCAATTTCGCACGTTGTTCCTCTGGGCTTCCGAAACCCGCGGCAAACGCCATGTCCAAGTCCGTCTTAAACCCCGAGCCTATGCCTTGGTTAAATTGTCCAGGTTTGGCGTCATTGGCGTTGGAGTTAGCCATGCCAACTTTAATTCCAAAGGAGTTTATTTCGTCGGCACTAACAAGTTTGTCGGGGTTGTCTTTGTCGTAGTTTTTGTGATTTATTTCATAAACAAGGTCACCCGCAGCATTATATCTCATGCCGTCGCCAGGCGTAAGAATGTTTCCAAGTGTCTCTAAGCCTGTGCGCTCCGTCGCTATTCTTTTTTGTTTTGCGTCTTTAATCTCATCGGCCGAGGGACCGGTGGCTGACCCGCCTTTGGATGACACGTCCTTGGGGTTATTAAGATCAACAGGCCTTGCTTGGGGTCTTACTGTGGGTGTGGGTGTTGCTGTGGGTGTGGGTGTTGCTGTGGGTGTAACAGGGGCAACATACGGATTTCTGTCGTATGCATCTTTATTGGCATTAGAAGTGGTCATTTGTTTATGGAAATCAGAGACGCTTTTAGGTTGGCTAGTTCCACGTCCTACATTTACGCCGCTCCCAGAGCCGCCAGTTCCAACTGGTGAGGGTGTATATGTCTTTTTCTTTTTATTAGATGTATTAGATTTCTCCGTTGTCATGCCAAAGCCTTTATAATAAGCAGGGACACCCCCAGGACCAGGGACCGGGGGCGCATCCTGCCGGTACTGCTGCAACAAGTCCTCCTCGAAAGGATTGATGTACGCTAAGTTGTGACGCTGGCCGCCAATCGTAGTCTCACGCGGAACAGTGCCGCCCATGTTGTACTTATACATTGTTCGTTCCCTTCCGTGGATTTAACCCCGTGTAACACATCTCAAACCACTAAGCTAGATCAAGCGTAATAGCCGCGTGACGCCCCAGCAAACGGACTGTTAAACTGCTGCTGGCCATAAATACTCTGCTGATTGTTCGACGAACCCGACTGAGTTCCATACAAAGACTGCTGTTGCTGCGGGCGAGGAGCATAACCGCCCTGCTGCATCATCTGTTGAGGCATCATCGACATCTGCCGTTGCATCGGATTAGCCATCGACATAATGCCACCGCCCGCACTCATCCCAGTGCCCATACCGCCGTAACCACTCATGCCGCCGCCGCCAAAACCACCCATGTTCCCCGTGAAGTTTCCACCAGTTAAGTAACTTGCAAAGTTGCCGCCAAACGGACTGTTCTGCCGCTGAGAGGGACTCTGCCCCATCGGAGACTGCATCATCCCCATCATCCCAGGATCAGTCATGCTCGATGGGGCCTGACTCATGATCCCCTGATAAAACCTCGGGTCCCCAGGATTATCAAGCCCAAGCTGAATCTCCTCCGGCGCAACGTAGTCCGGTACTTCGCCCGCGTACCTCGGGTCCCCAGGGTTGTCAGCCTGTAACTGCAAAAACTGCGCTTGAAACGAACCCTCGGGAGCCGTCGACGCAAACGGATTAACCTCGGCCACCGGAGGTTGTTGGGAGTCCTCGGGCGCCGTCGACGCAACTGATGGTAATACGTCTAAAGTGCCAATGCCCGTGGCCCCAGAATTAATTCGGAGGGGGTCCGGCTTGGGGTCGTAAGGAGCTATGAAGCCGCCGAAGCCGGTGGGAGAATAGGGGGATATAGGGTCTGGGACTACGGGGTCTGGGACTACGGGGTCTGGGACTACGGGGTCTGGGACTACGGGCGCAGTCACAACTTCTGGATCAATAGGCCCACCAGTTTCGTCCCCTTCAGGAGGTAGCGTATCATAGAGAGGATGGTCTGGGCCTACGAAGCTACCTTCAGGCACCGGACCCCCCTCGACATAGGGACCTGGCGGTAAATATCTATATCCAGGTTTCCTATCAGTAACAGCAGGGTTGTTACCTTGCGGTCGTTCAGGACTCATGCTCCCGAGGCCAGCGAATAGGTTGCGCCCATAACCATCGTCATAGGGTTCTGGAAACCCAGTAACGGGATTTCTGCGCATACTGCTCATGAAGCATTCTCCAAACTAAACTTTAAATGCACCCTACACCAAACCCAAATGAATTTACACCCAATATTTTTAGGACGGTAAAATAAAGGTACTTGTTTGTTGCGCACAAGTGCAATGGAACTAGGGGCGAATGATTTTATCACACCAACATTATAGGGGCGGCGGGTGCGACGTGTGGGGCCAAAAGGGGGGGACGGGGTCGCACCATTTCGACGTGTCGTTCAGTAGAATTTCCCACAGTAACCCCCTTAGAAGTAAGGTATAAAAAAGGTGCGCTAGTCGCGCGATACTTCTAAGAGAAGGGAATGGCCCTTCAGGCCATGTCAGTCTCCGAACTGACAGTCGGAGCACGGCTCGATGACTCGTTGTATCAGGGTATGTGGCCCAAGGTTCTTGGTGAAATAATTATTGTCTCTAGTCCCCACGTTCTAGAAAAGATTCAGTTGTCTCCACCCCTCTGTCTTATGATCTATCTGTTGGGCGTCCGGGCGGGCTCTCGTGAATGGTGACGCAAGGGCGTCCCCACCCTTACGGGCTTCGATCCCTGACGCAACGATCCTTCGGCTCGTGTCAGTCTTCGAACTGACAGTCGACCAACGGCTATGCGCCCGTTGGACGGCGCTTGGTGGATGGACTGCACTCACAGCACTGTCGGTCTATGGCCCGACTGTCGGCCGCGGCCAAGGGGCCGGAGCCCGACCCATAAAGCCTAGGGATAGGCCGCGGCCAAGGGGCCGGAGCCCGATCCCTAGGCTTTATGTCCCTCGACCTCACTAAGTTTCGTCCTTGAAGAGGGACGAGAACTGTCGCTCGGTCTCAACTACCACACACACAACGACATCCGGCCGATGACCAATCTAGCTCGCTAAAGTATAATTTCGAAAAAGAGTTTCCGAAAAGCCCTGCAATTTTTTTAGTGCGTCTAACCTCGCGTGTGCATCGCCACCGTCGAAACAATAAGTGATCAACATAACACCAGATTAATCCATAGTACGGAGTCATGTTGATCACTTATTGTGTCAACGCCTATGACTAGAGCGCACTAAAATAATGGCGACCCTAAAGGGCTCCTCCCAAGGGGTCGTCGGGGCATTGACTGCAACCTTTTACGTCGGCGGACCAAGGGGCCACGCCTCCTTCTTATTACACCCCTTCTCCGCCAAGTTGGTAACGGCAGAACGTCGTTATGAGTGCTTGGCTTCAACTAAAAACAGGAGGCCATCATGGTCGTAGATTTATTCCAACAGCTTCATGACGAGTACGTCGAGGATACATACTGGAAGTACGTGGAGATTGAGCTGGACTATGCGGAAGCTGCTAACGTACAGTGGGATCCCGACTCAGACGAAATACCATTCTAATCTTTTAACCCAACCAACAAGGAGGCCATCATGGCTAAACTATCTTATGTAAACACCGGATCACTCGTACTACCACTTAAACTCACCATCCACGAGCTGACCATAATCGACAGGTTCTTCACTAAGCATGGGGCTGGCTACAGCAACTGGTCGGACGAGAGGGAACTCCACCAAGAGCTCCACGACATCCTGCGTAAGGCTTATACCGAATCGGCAGACACCATGCAGTGGCAGGCGGGACGTCAAGTCGAGACTATCGAGTACCATGTCGAAGTCAAAGCCGACAAGGTGGACGAGCCGGTCGAAGCGTAACTACTAACGGGGGTTGGATGGTCCGACCCCCACACTCAACTAAGGAGGCTGTTATGGCTATAAAGAAACTTGGACTCTTCACTACCCCAGACGACTGGGCGACAATCGAGGCTTGGATTGCCAAACACCCAAGCGAAGATCGAGTCCACCTCTGGACCGCGGCGGGAATGGCTTGGAACCTCGCTGTACAACACTCAACTAATAAGGAAACCATCAATGCCTAATCCATTTAAGAAAACTCAACCCGTCGAAGAACCATACGCGGTCTACAAAAACGACCGGACGGGATGGGAGTGGCGCATCCTCGCTACCCGTAAGATGCCGGAAAACGAGGGGTCGCCCTTCGATATCTGGCACATCGCCGCCAAGTCACCGTACACTCACGGCAGTTTCGAGTACGGCGACACGTACAAGTCAGAAGTAATTCAGAACGGCCAGTTGGTCGAAAGCACAACAGAATGGAGCAAGCACTATGGATAATGTTAATCAACTAGCCGATCTCATCATGGCCATCATTCAGGACAAGGTGGACGAACGTATCCAACAGAGGGTCGCTGACATGTCGGACAGCGTCGCCGAGTTTGATATCGCAGATCACCGTCAGGAGATAACTGAAATGGTCGAGGAAGACATCGACTTGAGCGACAAAATTCAAGAGGCGCTGGGCTCGGTAACATTCACCACCACTCTCGACTAAACCAACCGCGGGGGCTTCGGTCCCCGCACCAACTCAACTAAGGAGCACTAACATGAAGAACGGAATCATATACAACGGGCCTAGCCTCTTGGATGGTAAACCGATTGTCGTCATAGCAACATACTCTGACCGGAACACCAAGACCGGCAAGGTATTACAGACCTACATCATACGGTCAGACATCTCTCCGCTCGAGGCCAGCAAGTCCGGCGAAGACTTCAGCATCTGTGGAGACTGCAAGTTTCGTGGAACTCCAACTACGGACCCAGTTCGTAAGCAAGCGGTCAAGCGTGACTGCTACGTCAACCTTGGCCAAGGACCAACCATCGTCTACAAAGCCTACAAGAGAGGAGTCTACCCCGTAGCAAAATTGGCTTTATCATCAGACACTATACAATCCTTGGGAGCTGACCGTATCGTTCGGATCGGAACCTACGGGGATCCAGCCGCCGTGCCATCGTGGGTATGGGACCAACTGCTCAAACAATGCAAGTCATGGCTGGCATACTCACATCAGTCAGGGTGGCGGCCAGACATAGCGATGCAGAGTGCAGACACCATGGCCGAAGCAGTCGAGCACTGGAAAGCTGGACATCGCACGTTCAGAGTAATTGCGGACTTAGGTGACTTGGACAAAACCAAGGAGATACTTTGCCCCGCATCAAAGGAGGCAGGACGACGAGTTCAATGTACAGCGTGTAAGTTGTGCAAAGGATCAAGTCTCGCCAAGTCAATCGCAATCGTTCAACATTAGGAGATGAACATGAGTAAGTACAACAGAGAGTCAGTCGAAAAAGAAATTAAGAAGTCAGGGGTCATCAATAGCAAACAGCAAGTTGAGGCCTCGCTTACCCACAGACTGTTAAAGGGGCATCAGGAAGACTATCCCGACGACTGGTACAACGAAGATGACAACGGTGAGTCCGACTCTGACCGATACATGGACGAGCTCGACCAAGAACCTTGGGAGTCAAAGACAGACTACTGCGGCAGGATGGGGTTCGATATGTAATATGAAGGGGGCTTCGGCTCCCTTTTTTACCTTTTAAAGAATGGGCGCTAGTCGCGCAGAATATCCAAGGAAAAAAGAGAAAAGGTGCGCTGGTCGCGCAGAATATCCAAGGGCAAAGAATGGAGCGCCAAGAGCGCACAGTGTTTCTGGCCTCGTGCAAGGGCACTCGGCTGGGATATTTGCGGCAGCGGGCCGCAAGACCTAACCGCCGGCCGCGGGCCGCAAGACTGCGCTCAACTTATCCAGCAAAACAGGCCGCAAAACCTCGAACATCGCACCTGGGCCCTTGAATACCGTGCCACGGGCCGCAGAACACCCGCCATCGGCCAGTTTGGAGCCCTGATCACCGTCAAATAAAACTATGTCACCCTGCTTGGACCTTCTTACTAAGTAGAAACTTAGCCCCCCGCGCGCGCAATATGCCATGTGCCAAGCGATTTGATGAGGCGAGACTTTTACTGCGTTGACATTGCTTACCTTGAGTTCGATCCAGATCGGGATGCCATCCCAGACAACGTGAACATCCGGAACACCGCCCCCGTGTTTGTTTTCAATCCTCGTTGCGAAGCACTTCTTCGGCAAATTGTTGCGGATCGTGTTCCAAAAGTTCGCCTCTGGGCCCTTGCTCATCGGATGTTTCCTTCGGTGTTATATTTACCATAAATGCTTGCGGATATTGCTGTTGCAACTTAGCAAGTCGAGCCGTGACTTCATCGCGAGAAAGTTGATCAATGGTGTTGATCGTTTCCCGCCTATCAATGGTTAAACCACCAAGCGCGGAACGTATCTTCTCGGCATTGATGGCGGCAGAAAATTGGTTGTTCTCCTCGGCGCCCACAGAGAGCTTGTGAAGCCGTTCAAGCTGACCAATGGTAGTTACCCCATACCTGCGCTCCCGCTCCTCACGCATGTCCTTTATGTACTCCAGCACATGAGGGTAGTCGCGCCCATTAAGCAAGATCGATGCCTGTTTGGCAGCTACATTGACAGAGTACCCAGCCTTACGAGCGCAATCCGCGTTCGAATATATCCCCTCAACAATGTGTCTTGCGAAGGTAGTTTGTCGATTTGTAAGCGTTCGACCGTGTTCATCTTCAATCTTTTTCTTGTCAGTAGACATGTCAGCCCCGTTGTTTGTTACAGACAAGTTAAACCATCAGTGAGTACGGTGCAACGGCTACAATGTAGCGGCCTGCCAGTCCTATATAGGGCTTTTCTTCCCAGAAGTGTACTCAACGTACTCAAGTGTACTCAGGAATGGGCTATATAAAGAAGGTGTGGAGTACGGTGAGTACGGTGAGTACACTAGATTTGGAATATATTTTTAAAAAAAAATAAATAATCTAGAAATAACGTCTATAGTGTACTCACTGTCATCAGGACCAAGATCCGAGGACCGTGACCCAAGCCTCTTGAAAATAAAAACTTGACCTTTGACTAAATGTCAAATACTACTTGTGTGTAATAAACAAGTACCTCAATTAAATCACAAGGATATATATTATGCCAAAACAAACACCATTCAGCGAGCCGTCCATTTGGATCGAGCTTCCAGAGGCAAAGACCTTTGAGGAGGCAGAGATCAACTGTGAAGCAGTTAACAAGTTACTCAGGGATATGGGCTTAAAGCATGCGCATTTTCAAGCATCCAACGAGCAGCGGTACACCAACACCTTTTACAATTACGTTACTGGCGAGAGCGGTAGTTACGTTGAGCTCGAGGACCGTGGTCAGTGGTTCAGTGTACGGGTCCTGAGAAGTTACCTCGAGCTTTCTAAGAAGGGGGAAGTATAATGCCAAATCATTGCGACCAACAAGTCACGATCACAGGTCCACGGGCCTTGATCTCACAAATAGAAGACAACCTTAAATGTAAAGAGGCACGGTTCTGCGATTTGATAGCGCCGATGCCGTTCGAGATGTGGGTTGCTCCAGACCAAGGAAATGTTGGTGCTTGGTACGAGTGGCGCAACGAGAACTGGGGCACCAAGTGGGATGTCTGCGAGGTCGAGATTGAGACTGCACGAACAGAAATGAGCCCAGATAAACGTACCTTGGAGTTCAGATGTTGGACAGCTTGGGCTCCACCTATTCCTATCTGGGACAGGTTGGTTGACTTGGGGTGCAAGGTCGATGCCGATTACCAAGACGAGGGGGGCATGTTTGAGGGCACCTACAGAGACGGTTTGGACGAATGCTGGGTTCCAGCAGAGGATGAAGAGGAGGAAGAATAATGAAACAGCATTTAGCACTGGCACGACACGCGATCAACACAATGGGTTTCACTATATCTGTTGATGATGGCGATCCAGATGGAGAGTGCACAGTCGTGCGTTCCTCGAGCGTCAAGGAAGTTATTGATGCGTGTGAGGGTGTCGATGAAAGCCACATGTTCTTCTTTGATAAGGACGAAAAAGTTTCTTGGGCATTCATAGTTCTGGGCAACGATGGCGGAGACGAGGTCTGCGATTACGGCGAGGCAGATTGGATCGACGCATTTTTTGGAGAGGAAGTGTAATGCACAAAGTTTCAATCCTATGGGGAGAAAGCCCCGAAGATGGTCAAGAAGCGATTACCTACGAGTTCAACACTCAGGCGGAGTTAAACGCCTTCAACATGGGCATTTGTGAAATGGATGGATGGATGTGGTTCAACGACACAGTTGAAGAAGGTCACGTTCACAGGGAGGAAGTATAATGTCTATGACAGCGAAAATCAAACTACGGGACGTTGACAACAAAGTCATCTCGTCCACGTCTATCACCGCGGATCATTACGAAGACGGCCCCGATCCCGACGAATTTCTTAAAAACGCTTGGAAGATGGCCGATCAAATGGCAAACCACCTATCGTGTGCAGATGAGTGGCGGTTGACCTTAACCTTCGATTTAGATCTGCGGGAAACTTTTGAGGAGATGATGGCAAAAATCCCATGCCGTTGTAATGAGTGTGCGCCATGAACATGGTATGCGCCCACTTCATCGTGGAAAAATTGGATGAGATCTTAAAGGTAATTGAGGAGGACATTAAAATGAACCCTGATGTCGATGTGTTCTGCGATATTTGTGTCGAGGACTTACGGGGCGAGCTTATTCACAACATGGGCGTTGATGTCCATGCCGCATGGAAGGAGAAACAATAATGGGACGAATGAAAGAAGAGTTCATGCGGTTGCAAGAGACGCCGATCATGGACCCGTGTACCGAGTGCCATGGAGATGGGACCGTGCTTGAGGACGCACCGATGGCGCACAATTTCAACCGTGACGTTGGGTACATGGATACCAAGACCGTGACTTGTGGGACGTGCAACGGCGGTAAAGAAATGGAGCGCCTGTGTACTCAGTGCGAGGGTTGGGTGACGTTAATCGTGGGCGAGGACGCCACGATCTGTGAGGACTGTACCAATGAACCTCACTGACTTCGCCGCGTTGATTGGCTTTGCCTGCGGGATTATCGTAGGCGGAGCAATCTGTTTTTTTACTTTAACTTTTTTATGGGTGTGTTGAACATGAGTAGTCAAGATATGGATCGTCTGTTGGACGAGGTATTCGCAAAAGTATTCGGGAGTAGATGGTGATGGCTAAATGGAAAGAAATACCGTTGGGCATACCATTGTGGTTAGATTGTAGGCTGAAACAAAAGTTCGATAAAATGGACGCGCTCGCCGCGCTTCAAGAAACTAAGCAAAAAGAATGTAGCCAGTGTGGCGGAAAGGGCAATGCCGCACCCTTCGGACGTGACATAGGGGAATTGTATGGCGAGTGGCTGGCTTGCGAAGATTGCAACGGGTCGGGAAAAATTAACATCAAGGAGGATTGGTGATGTACCAAGTGACATGGGAAAACACGAGTAGCGTACCAGCCAGGAACTACATGATCCTGGAAACGTGGGCCGAGGTTGAAGACTGGCTGGAAGTTGCCAAACATAAGCACAGTTACTGGACTGTTGCCATGATCCTTGACGGGAGCGATGAGCAGGCTCAAGTGCCGGACGGTGACCTCGATGAGAAGGGTCGTTGGATTGCTTGCTTAAACCTGATGATGCCAAACAACTTAACCTCAGAGGAGATTGCGTCTAGCCTAATGAGCTTGGCCTCCATGTATCTGGGCAAGAAGGACATGGCGCTGGCCTTCACTTCTATTGGTCGCATGCTGACCGTAGTGAACGAGGCTCAAGACTCAATCCCAAAAGGGAGCATGCACTAATGGCCGATAGTGATCTGACGGCGTTTCAAGCCTCACAACTACAGTTCTTA